CCCCCCACCCGAGCAAAGCGACACAGATACGCACTCGGTGTTCCGGCTCGACTCCTTACGTGTAACTCCTTTTCTCTTCTCCTTCGTGGAAACGGAAGCGGAGTACGTCAAACGTAGTTATGGAGAGGGCCGCGAAACTCTGGCAGGAGCCAGAGAAAGAGAGACGCAATGGAACAAAAGAAGCAAGGCATGACGCGCGAAGAACTCGCAGGCTTTACCGCGCGAGCGAATCGCTACTTCAAAGGCGAAACCGATCGCGAACTCTGGTCGCTCGCGCTTCCGCGAATCGCCGAGGAATCCGCCGAAGTCGCGATGGCCGCGCTTGAGAACTACTCGATCCAATGGGGAGGACCGCGAGCGCGTTTCCTCCCTGCGAAGTTCTTCGAGTTCCTCGCCGACGTGAAAGTTCGCCGTCTCGAACTCACACAGCGCGAGGCTCGCGAGCGTGAAGCGCGGATGCGCTCGATCGCGGCGAGCCGAGACGCGGCAGTCTGTGAGGCCGACTGGCTCTCGCGTCGTCGCGAGATCGAGACAGCGAATCCGCTCGAAGTCGGAGAAGCGGTCGACTATCTTCGCTCGCTCGGTTGGGGGAATCCGCCGGAGGCCTTCGGCGCATGGAGCCGACCTTGGATTCTCGCCGTCTCGGATCTCGTCTGCCGGAGGACGCTCGCCGGATACGATCGGGATCAGCAGGGATTCGAGGATCGCGACCGGAATCCGCTCCGGCCAGTCTCGGCGGCGACGTTCTACCGCGAGGCAGGAAAGGCCGCAGGAAGGCTCGACTAGGCGTTTGTCCCGTCTGGAGGCCTTCCGAGGCCTGCCGCGCGGCGAGGCCCGTACGGGCCGTTTCCCGCGCTTTGGATATACAGAGTCCCGATAACCTAGAATCTTCAGGAAATTTCGGAAATGCTCAAGCAATTCGCTTGCGCGAGCCGAAATCTCTGTATACTCATCCCACCGAGGCAAGGAGCCTTGGAACAAAGGAGACAGCCATGAAGGTCACGAAACAAGAACTCGAACTCATCCTCGCTCGCGACCGCGCTCTCAAGCAAGTCGCAAACTCTGGCGCACACTCGATGCTCCTTCTCGAAGAACTTCGAGAAACCATTGATGCAGGCAATCACGCAGAATACTGCGCTCAGATTCGTCACCTGCAATGGGACTTCAAGTGGCAAAAAGAAACGACCGACGAAGGTCGCGCTCGCATCGAGGCCGAGTGCCGAAAGTCTGAATTGACTCTCGTCGACTACAACGGATGGACGCGCAACCTTCGCGCTCAAATGAAGTGAACGACTCGGATCGGAGGAGCCTCTTCGGAGGCTCCTCGAATCTGCGCCGTGAGCCAGACTCGCGAACGGATCGCGAGAACAAGGAGACAGCCATGACAACGATCATCCAAATTCTTTCAGACATTCGCAACGCGCTCGGAACGACGTATTTCACGGATCGACTCAACGCGCTCAATGCGACGATGACGATCGACGCTCATAGAAACTCGATTAGTGTCTTTCTCATCTCGCCTTCCGATTCGACATTCGAATTGTTCGCCGTTCATCATGGAGATGATCGTTGGAGCCTTTTCCCGCGAAAGATCAATACGCATCTCCGCGTATCGACATCGATGCGCCTTCTTGAGCAGGACATCGCTCGCGAAATGTGTGCTGCATTCGGATCGGAACCAAGGCACATCTCGTCTCGTACGGACTGGAGATCGAACGAATCTTGATCCGCTGAACGACTCGGATCGGAGGAGCCTCTTCGGAGGCTCCTCGAATCCGCGCCGTAGGCCGGAGCCTCGCACGGAGCGAGGAGCAGACAAGGAGACAACCATGCAAGACGAAACCGACATCAAAGAATTGACCGACCTCGAACTCGATCTCGCGATCTCCGCGATCAACGAACTCGTGCGCGATCCGTTCCGCTGCATTCACGGAGAGTATCCGATGCTCGATCGCGCCTGCTCTGGTTCTTGGATTCAAGAACTCGAACAAACCGGATCGATCGAGATTCCGGCGCACTACTCGCGCACGAGTCGTCCTGAACAGGTCAAGCGCGAATCGCTCACGATCGGAGGCTCGCGGTGAGCGATCAACTCAAACAGGCCATCGGATCAACTTGGGAAGACGTTCAGGCTCTCGACTGGGACGGTTGGTATCCGCTCCTCGAAGTACGCAGAGCAGAACTCCTCGTCGTTGGATTGATCGAAGCCGATCGCGAGGATCTCTCCGATCTCGTACCGATCGCATATCAAAACGGCGAAGCCTTCGCTTGCGAGGCAGGCGATCAAGACGGATTCATGCTCGCGAGCGAGTATCGCCGCTTCTTCGATGAGCAGACGGGAGGCGAGCAATGACCTCGATCCTCATCTCGACTCTCCTCCTCATCGCTCCGCCAAAAGGAACGGATACGCGAGCGATCCTCGATGCGATTCGCATGGTCGAGACTGGCGGCGAGGCCGATCCGGATCGAGCGATCGGCGACAAAGGCCGCGCACTCGGCGCGTATCAAATCCATCGAGGCTACTGGCTCGACGCTACCGAGAAAGATGCAACTCTCCGCGCTCTCGGATACGAGAGCGTGACGAATCGCGAGATCGCGGAGCGTGTCGTCATCGCGTACCTGACTCGGTATGCACCAGACTGGAAGATCGACACCGTCGCGCGGATCCACAACGGTGGGCCTCGCGGTCACAAGAAAGACAGTACGCTTGACTACGCTCGCAAGGCGCGAGCAGCAATGGAGACACAATGAACCGAACTATCTATGACATCAGCGCGGATCTCGTTGCGCTCGAAACGATCCTCCATGAGAACGGAGGAGACGTATCCGACCCGCAGGCAGAGGCCGCGCTCGCAGAGTGGGAACGCGAACTCGAAAGCGATCTATTCGGAAAGGTCGACCGATACTGCTCGCTCATCGCTGAAATCGAAGCGAGATCGGCGATGCGGCAGACGGAGGCCGACCGTCTCGCGGATCTCGCGAAGGCCGACGACAAAGCAGCGCAAGGCTTGCGCGAACGTCTCCGATTCATTTGGGAAACGCGGAATCTTCCGAAGATCGAGACGTCGCGCTTCCGCGTCGCACTCACGCGAAACGGTGGCAAGGCTCCTCTCGATCTTCGCGTCGGGCCAGACGAACTGCCCGAGTGGGCAATCGAGCGAAAGACGGTCGTCACGGCAAACAAGGACGCGATTCGCTCTCGTCTCGAAGCAGGCGAAAGCCTGCCGTTCGCAAATCTCATGGAACGAGGAACGAGGATCTCGATCAAATGAATCGGCCCTATCTCTCGAAGCGAGTTCGCGAAGGCCTTGAATCTCTTCTCTCGCGCTCGATCGCGACGACCGAAGAGGATCTCGTCGCAATGCAATGGATTCGCGGAATGCTCGACCGCGCTGCTATCATCGCTAGTCCGAAAGCGCAGGACGCGCCGTCTCCTCGGATGGGAGGGAGCAGCAATGCTCCCTCCCAAGGAGAGGAGGCCACCGTATGAAACAACCAATCGACAAACCGTCGCACTTTGGCCGCGTCATCCGGCAAGCCTATGAAGGCGATCGCATCTGGCTGATCGCCGAGAACGGCGAAGATCTCGGATTCCTCGAAATGAAGCGCATTCCCAAGGACGCGAAGATCACCGTCGCGCTTTGCTTTGATCGATCGATTCGCATCGAGCGCAGAGAGGAGGAGCGATGAGGCATGATCCGATGATGCGAGCCGGAAACGCTCCGCCGCCTGCCGACTCTCTCTTTGCTCTCGGTATGCACCGAACGAACGATCGCGAGACTTCGATCGAGGCCGCGAAGCGAGCAGCACCGCGAGCAGGAAGCGGACGGGCTCTCGCGCTCGAAGCATTGCGAAACAATCCAGACGGCCTCACGGATGAGGAACTCGCGAGCGTAACCAAGCAATACATGAACTCGATCGGCAAACGCCGAACGGAACTCACGCAGGCCGGATTCATCGAGGACAGCGGCATTCGGCGGATGTCGTCGAGAGGCTCGATGATGATCGTTTGGAGAATCAAGAAAGAGGCAACGACATGACGGAATTCGAACGCATCGAGAAGCGGTTCAAGGAACTGCGAGACTTCTTGACTGAACGTCAGGCCGAAGATCCAGACGCAGACCGACACGACGAAGGCGACGGATACAACATTGCGCGAGTCGACTTGCATGAGATCAAACTCGCGTTCTTTGCTCTGGCGCAGGAGCGAGATCGACTCCGCAACGAACGCGATGAGGCGCGGCGGGACTGCTTGAAGGAGGCGACTGAATGAGCGATCAAGTAGACATCGTAGATCGTCTTCGAATCAGTTGGACATCCATGACTGACATGGCTAATGCAGAACGCTTGCAAGCGGCCGACGAAATCGAACGACTCCGCGCCGAGCGCGACGAGGCGAGGCGAGAAATCGTGTTGTTGTTGAATGGATGCTGTTCTTGGAGCAAACTGACGCAGGAGATGAAGAAGCGAGGTTTGGAATGTTTGAAGGAGGCGACCGAGTGACCGTCGTCAAACCGAAACCGTCGCATCCTTGGAACTCTCACATCTCGATCGAGACTCGCATCGCAAGAATCCGAGGAGAGATCGCGAAACTCCGCGAGGAGATCAAAGCGAAGACGGCGGACATCCGCGAACTTCAAGCGCGGAGGATGAGCAAATGACGCACGAAGAATACATCGCGCAACTCGAAGCCATCAGCAAAGCGCAACTCCCTTCGGCTCAAACGATGGAATGCCAACTCGCGCTCTCTTTCGTTATGTATCTCCAGAAATTCGAGGCATACGAAACAAGAACGGCTCAAAGACTGATCCTCGACATTCTGGAGAAGAACAACGTCAGAATCGTTCGAGAAGTACCACCACATCCAGATGAGCCTTTGGCTTCCGTGTATCGCGTCAATCAAGAACTGAAGCGTCGCGGATGGATTCCAGAATCAAAGGAGGCCAGATGAGGACGCAAGCAACACTCTCCAGAGGACGAAACAGCGATGACATGGAAGCCAAAGAAGACATCGAAGGGCTCGTCTTGCAACTCGCCGAACTCCGGCGGCGCAACTTCACCCTCGTCCGCGAAGCGAACGTCCTCCGGCGCGAAGTTCACGCATGGCGCAAATGGCGCGAGAACAACGACCCGAGCCTCTGGACGCACGTCGTCCGCGCTCGCCGCGCAACCGACGCGGCAGGCGCGTTCCGATGCGTCGATGACTCCTGACGGGATGACGATCAGGATCGTGCTTCCGCTGCCGGCAAAGCAACTCTCGCCGAATGCTCGCGTTTGTTGGCAGGCGAAGGCGCGAGCAGTCAAGGAATACCGCTCGATCTCCTTCTTCGTCTCGCAGCGTTTCCCGAGCCGATGGAAGGCCGCCGAGGTCGAGTCGACGTTCTTCTTCCGCGATCGTCGACGGCGTGACCGAGACAATCTGCTCGCCTCGCTCAAGGCCGCTTTCGATGGAATCGCCTCGGCAGGCATCGTCGACGACGACGCCAATCTCACGCATCTCCCCGTACGGCTCGAAGTCGATCGAGACGCGCCGAGAGTCGAGATCTCGATCAGGAGGACGGAATGAACGACGGACTCGATGAAATGCACAGCGACCGCGACAACTTCTTTCCGAATCTAAAGGAGGCGATCGCGGCCTTTACCCTCTGGCTGATCGTGATGCTCTTGCTATCGTTCTCCCTTGCAGGATGCCTCTCCTAACAACTCCCGCGTCGATTCACCTCTGGTCGATGCGTCTCCGACTCGCCGTTCGCGCTGAACGGCGAGTCTCTTTTTGATCGTGCATTGAAAAGGGAGGACGCGAGTCGAAACGCAACGATGCCGATCTTTGAAGCATGGCGGAAGGCTCACAGAAGAACGTGCTTGCGACTGCGATCGGCATCGGCCAGATCGCGACGATGATTGTCGGATTCAGCGCACTCGTCTTTACGTTCGGCGCGAAATCCAAGGAACTCGAAGTCGCACGAACCGACATCGACAAACTCGCCGCGACTGTGAATGATCTCGCGCGAGCGCAGGCTTCGGCGGCGGTCAACGATGCGAGCCATTCCAGAACACTCGAAGACATCCAGAGGCGATTAGAATCGCTCGAAAGGCGGATCAAATGAGCAAGGCATCTTGGCGCACAACGACGACGGGCATCCTCGCGATCGTGGTCGCGATTGCAGGCGCGGCAAAGGCTGAATTCGACGGCGATCCGGTCACGGTCGCGGACTGGGGCGCGGTCGCTGCGGCGATCATGGCAGGCATCGGCCTCATCCTCGCGCGAGACGCGAAGGTATCGAGTCAGCAAGAAGGCATCCGATGATCGACCTTGAGCAGACGCTCGCCGTCGCGCTCGAATATCGAGATCGGCTCGCTCGCGCGACCGATCGTCCGGATCGGCTCCGCGTTCTCTCCGATGCTCCATTGTTCTCTCTCTGGCACGAAGTGAGGAACGAACTCAAGCAAGCAGCGGATGAGATCGAGTCGTTGAAGGCTCGCGTCCGCGCTTTGGAGGGCGAGGATGCTTGAATTCATCACGTCGCTCATCGTCGCGGTTCTTCTCTGGATCGAGAAGAGATTCGACAAAGGAAAGAAGGCTACCGATGCTCCGAAGGATCATGATTCTCTCCGTCGTGCCGGTTCTCGTATTCGCGAGCGGATGCGGACCGAGGACGGTCCTCGTTCCTGAATCGTCGCCAGTACGGATCGGGCCTAATGTGAAAGGCCGCGTCTACGTTCGCGAAGGAAACGAATGGACGCTCTCCGCGAACGATGTCGCGATCCCTGAAGGCTTCTACCTTGTGCCTCCATCCTATGTCGACGAATAAAGCAAAGTCGCGCATTCAGCCTCCGCTCTCGATCGAAGGCGAGATGAATGTCCCGTGGCTGACGACGGCACAAGTCGCTGCACGTCTCGGAGTTTCAATGAGAACCGTCGCGAAGTGGATCGACACGGGAGTTCTTCGCGGGATGCGAATCCCGTTCTCGAAGGATCGCCGAGTTCATCCGCAGGCTCTCGTCGAGTTTGAGAAGTTGCACGGATTCGATAGAGCGCGAGGCAAGCCATGAAAAAGACGATACCTGAAGTCTTCGATATTCCGCTTGGTAATGGTCTACGTGTCGACTCTGATTTCCGTCTTGAAGCCTTCGGAGATACGCTCGACTTTGGAGCATTCAATCTACTCGACTTCGCAACATTCGCGTTCCCGATGAATGATCTCGATGGATTGACTTTCGCTTCGCCTTCTTCCACGACCAACGATTTAGGAGCCTTCTAATGCCACTCAAGTTCCGACGAGGTGTTGCCGCAGATCGAACGACGATCACTCCCGCGCAAGGCGAGCCGATCTACACGACCGACACGAAGAAGATGTACATCGGAGACGGCTCAACCGCAGGCGGCGTTGAAGTTGGCGGCGGCGGAACGCTCACCGTCAACACGCAGGATTTCACCAGCAGCGGCACGTGGACCAAGCCTGCGAATGCCGTCTGGGTTGAGGTCACGATGTGCGGCGCGGGTCAAGCAGGACAAAATGGTTCAAGTGCGTCGTTTGGGAGTGGGGGCAGCGGCGGAAGAATTGCTACGAAAACATTTCTTGCTGCTGATCTTTCTAGCACTATTTCTGTGACTTGTGGAACTTCACAGCCTTGGGGTAATCCATCGAACAACGCAGAGAGTTCTTTCGGCACATATTTGTATGCTTCTGGTCCAGGCGGCGGCGGTGACGATCAAGCAGGAGGAAGTACAACTGAGATTCTCGTCATTGCTCAGGCTTCCGGAGTTCCAGAAAACACCTTCGGAAATGGTGCATATGGAAACCCCGGCATTGATGGAAGGGTGGGATACTGGTTCGGTCCGGGTGGAGGAGGTTCTGGCGATTCTGGGGGAAGTGGAGGCGGTGCAGGAGGCAAAGCGAGCAGCGGAAAATCTGATAGTGGCGGCCTAAGTATTGCTACCGGAGGCGGTGGCGCAGGCGGCGCAAGCGGAACTACAGGTGTCGCAGGAACCGCAGGCGGATATGACACCGTGACGGGCTTCGGCAACGGCGGCGGCGGCGGCGGCGAAGGAACTTCTGGCGCAGGCGGCGCAGGCGGCGCGGCAGTTCGCGGTGGCGGCGGCGGTGGCGGTGGCAAGGGAACAACAACAGGCGGAGCAGGTGGCGCAGGCGGCGCAGGATTCGTCCGCGTCCGAACTCTTTGCTTCGGCTGATCGACTACGCTTCTCGCATAGGAGACAACATGGAAAAAGAAGAAGGAACGGTACTGCGGAACTTCTCGCAGGCAGGACAGGACGTGTTCGTTTCGCTCGCGCTCGATCTCAAGCAGAGAGGCCTTTTCGTCGACCTCGGCGCAGGCCATCCGCAGAACTACTCCAACACGTTTGCGCTTGAAAAGTTCGCAGGATGGCGCGGCATCCTTGCCGACATCGAGACAGTCGAGCAGTTGAAGGCCGAGCGCGATCCGAGGAATCTCTTCTACGGAAACGCGCTCGATCCGAAACTGATGGAAGACATCCTCATGCTCGCGGATGCGCCGGAAAACGAAGGGACGCTCGACTATCTCTCGCTCGATCTTGAACCGCCAGAGTCGACACTCGCCGCGCTCTACGGCCTTCCGCTCGATCAAATGACGTTTGCGATCGCGACCGTCGAGCATGACCTCTATCGCGGGAAGCAGTCGATCAAGTTTGCGATCGAAGGCATCTTGCAAGGCTACGGGTATCGCCGAGTCGCGGAGAACGTGCGGATGATCGCGAAGAACGAGAGCGGATATCTCCTCGTTCCGGTCGAAGACTGGTGGGTTCATCCTTCGCTTGTCGACGTGCATCGCGCGAGCGAAATCGCATCAGACGTTCGCCGCGAGCAGGAAATCCGACTGCTTGAGATCATCGAGCGATTGAATGCGGAGGAAGCATGAAGACGGAACTCGTCAAGATCGAGACGCTTGTCTTCGATCCGGCAAACGCTCGCAAGCACGGAGAGAAGAATCTCGCCGCGATCAAGTCGAGCCTTCAGCGATTTGGACAGCAGAAGCCGATCGTCGTCGACGCGAACGGAGTCGTCCGCGCCGGAAACGGAACGCTCGCCGCTGCAAAGGCTCTCGGATGGAAGGAGATCGCGATCGTTCGATCTCCTCTCTCGGGAAGCGAAGCGACGGCCTACGCCATCGCGGACAATCGAACGAGTGAACTCGCGGAGTGGGACGACGACGTTCTTTCACAGACACTCGCCGCACTTCAGATCGAGGATGAAGAACTTGCGCTCGCGAGCGGATTCGATGCGAAGGAGATCGACGCTCTACTCGCTCCCGATGAAGTGAAGGAGGACGAAGTGCCAGATCCTCCGGTCGATCCGATCACGAAGAGCGGCGACCTCTGGATTCTCGGAGATCATCGCTTGCTATGCGGAGACTCGACGAAGCCAGAGGATGTAGAGCGATTGATGGATGGAGAGAAGGCGGATATGCTTTTAAGTGATCCGCCATATGGAGTCTCCTATGTCGGAAAGACAAAGGACGCACTAAAGATAGAGAACGACGAACTTGGCGAAGAAGACCTAGCGTCTCTCGTCGTTGCTGCTTTCGACAATGCCGAAAAGAACTGCCGTTGCGGTGCTTACTGGTATGCAACAGTACCCCCAGGACCGTTGCATATTCTTTTTGCTGACGACTGGAAGCGGCGAGGCATCCTTCGGCAGATCATGGTGTGGGCAAAGGAATCAATGGTGCTTGGTCATAGCGAGTACCACTATCAGCACGAGCCAATCCTGTTCGGTTGGATTTCAGGGGACCGCCATAAAAACTCCGATCGTACACGGACGACGCTTTGGAAATATGACCGTCCAAAGGTCAGTCGCGAACATCCAACGATGAAGCCCGTCGCTCTCTGGTGTCAGGCTGTCACTGACGGATCTCGGAAAGGTGAGATCATATATGATCCGTTCCTCGGATCAGGGACGACGCTCATCGCCGCCGAGCAACTCGGTCGCAAGTGCTACGGAATGGAGATCTCTCCGCAATACTGCGACGTGATTGTAAAGCGATGGGAGAACCTCACAGGAAAGAAGGCCGTCCTTGCCACTCGGTAGACCTCGCGCTGAGATCGACTTGCGTCTCGTTCAATCGCTTGCGCGAATCGGATGCACTCATGCCGAGATCGCGACGATCTGCGGAGTTGCAGAGCCGACGATTCGTCGCCGATGCCGCAAGGAAATCAACGCAGGCTATGACGAGATGCGGATGAGCCTCCGTCGTTGGCAATATGAGAAGGCGAAGGAAGGCAATGTCGCGATGCTGATTTGGCTCGGCAAGCAGCATCTCGGACAGCGCGAAAAGATCGACGAGACGAGGCGCGAAGAGGTCGTCACGATCGAGCCATTCGAGGCTCCAAAGCCTCGGCTCGCGGATAGCGCGTGAAGATTCGCGTTCCAACTCCAGAGTCGGTTCTTCATGCTTCGCAACTCGACGTATTCCGTCGACTGCGTCGATTCAACGTGCTTGAGATCGGTCGTCGTTGGGGAAAGACAAAGTTCGAAGAGTTCGTCATTCTCAACGACGCGATCCGAGGCAGGCGGACGGCGTGGTTCGCGCCTTCGTATAAGTACCTTGCCGAGCCAGTTCGCGATCTTGAACGCGCTCTCCTTCCGCTCATCTCGAAGCACGATCGCGTCGAGAAGCGCATCGAACTTTCGACCGGAGGCTCGATCGACTTCTGGACGCTCGAAGACGCTGACGCAGGCCGAGGCCGTTTCTATGATCGAGTCGCGATCGACGAGGCCGGATTCGTCGTCGGCCTTCTCGACATCTGGCGAGCAGCGATTCGACCGACTCTCGCCGATCGCAAGGGAAGCGCGATCTTCGCCGGAACTCCGAAAGGGACAGGCGACTTCCATCGTCTCTTTCTCGAAGCGGAAGGCGACACGACTGGAACTTGGGCCGCGTTTCGCATCGGCTCGATGTCGAATCCGTTTCTCGATCCTGCGGAAGTCGAAGCGATGCGAGCGAGTCTGCCGAAGGCGATCGCCGATCAGGAACTCGAAGGGATTCCCGCAGAGGACGGAGGCAATCCGTTCGGCCTCGATGCGATCCGCGCTTGCATCGCGCCGATGTCATCTGCCGCGCCAGAGGCTTGGGGAGTCGATCTTGCGAAGAGCCAAGACTGGACGGTCGCTGTCGGCCTTGATGCCGAGGGCCGCGTCTGTCGGCTCGAACGATGGCAGGCTCCGTGGAACGTCACGCGCGAGCGACTCGCGAAGATGATTCAGAACGCTCCGGCGCAGATCGACTCGACTGGAGTCGGAGATCCGATCGTCGAAGATCTTCGCAAGGTTTGCCGCAGAACTGAAGGCTTCAAATTCACAAGCCAGAGCAAGCAGCAACTGATGGAGGGCTTACAGATCGCGATCTCGACTGCGGATATTCGCTTTCCCGATGGTTGGCTTCGGAGTGAACTCGAATCGTTCGGCTTCCGATACTCGGGAAGGAACGTCTCCTATGAGGCGACAGTCGGACACGACGACGGCGTTTGCGCTCTCGCGCTCGCAGTCCTCGCGCGTCGAGCGCGAAGGCCTCTCATGGTGAAAGTCATCTGATGAATCTACTCGCACGAATCAAAGCGGCATTCACTCCGGAGAAGTACTTCAATTCTTCGATGACGATCCTTCGCGGCGAGCCTGCTAAGAGATCGCCGTTTGAATATCGCGCCGCTGTGAATGCGTACCGATCTTGGATTTACGCAGCGGCGAATCTGAATGCCGTCGCTGTCGCGAGTCAGCCTCTTCGCTTGTACGTTCGAAATAAGAGTCAGTCGACGAAACTCTGGAACACTCGCAAGGCATCGCGTCGAACGAAGGCATATCTTTTCGGAGATCTCGAACAGCGACCGAGCCGATACGCGCTCACGAAGGCCGCAGAGTACGGCGACGACTTCGAGGTCGTCGACGACGCGCATCCGATCCTTCAGTTGCTCTCGAAGGTCAATCCGTATCAGAACGGATTCGACGCGACAGTTCTTCGCGTTCTGTACGGCGAGTTGACGGGCAACTCCTACATTCATCCAGTCATCGATCAGCGTCTCGGCGTTCCGGTGCAACTCTGGACGATGCCTTCGCAATTCGTCGAAGTCGTCCCCGGTCAGCAAGGCGAAGACTTCATCAGGGAATATCGCTACGGAGCGACCGAAGAGCAGAAGCGCGAGAACACATATGCGCCGGATGAAGTCATCCATTTCAAGCGACCGAATCCGGCGGATATGTACTACGGGATCGGCAAGGTCGAGGCCGCTTGGGGCGCGATCATGGCGAACGAGGCAATTCACGAGATGGATGTCGCGTTCTTCGCGAACAAGGCGCGTCCCGATTATCTCCTCGTCGTGAAGTCGCCTGCTCACGACGACGAACTCGAACGGCTCGAAGTCTCGATCGACGAGAAACTTCGCGGATCAAAGCGGACTGGACGCTTCCTCACGACGACGGCAGACATCGACCTGAAGCCTCTCTCTTTCCCTACTAAGGATCTCGCAGGCCGCGATCAGATCGTCGAAGAGATCGCAGCAGTCTTCGGCGTTCCAGTCTCGATGCTCAAGGCGAATGATCCGAATCTCGCGAGCGCGACCGTAGGCTTCGCATCATGGAAGCAGACGACGATCTTGCCGCTGCTCCGCATGGATGAAGAGACGCTGAATCAGAATCTCCTTCCTCTCTTCAATATCGAAGAGGATGCGTTCCTCGCGTATGACAACCCCGTCTCCGAGGACGAGCGATTCGCCTTTGAGAAACTCCGCTCAATGGTCGCAGGCGGAATTATGACGGCGAACGAGGCGCGAATGCGCGAGGGACTTGAGCCAGTCGAAGATCCGATGGCCGATGCGCTTCTCGTCAACGGACAGCCTCTCGGAGGCCCTGCGCCTGCTGCGCCTCTCGGAATGGCTTCGAGTGCGCCGGACGGCCTCACCGGGCCTCTGGATGCCTCAAACGAGATCGAGGAGCCTCCGATGCTTCCGACACAGCCAGAGCAGAAAGACGCTTTGTCTGATTGCGTCTCGGAGAAGATTCCGAAACTGATCGCGGAAGGCTATCCGCAGGATCAGGCAGTCGCGATCGCGTACTCGATGTGCGCCGAAGGGAAGACTCTCGACGAGATCGAGACGAAGGCGATCGGCGACATTGACACTCGGCCTCCGCAGTCGGTGGCCGACAATGCTCGCCGCGCTCTCGAAGTTCGCGCTCGCAAGCCAGAGAGCGAGCGCGGAATGACGGCAGTCGGAATCGCTCGCGCTCGCGACTTGATGAATCGAGTGCGACTCTCAGAAGACACGATCCGCCGCATGGCTTCGTACTTCGAGCGTCACGAAGTCGACAAGCAAGGCTCCACTTGGGATGAGCAGGGTCGCGGATGGCAGGCGTGGTACGGCTGGGGCGGCGACGACGGCTTCGCGTGGGCCAAGCGAAAGATCGAGGAGTTCGATCGAGAGCGCGAGCGCAACGCAGAGCGGAAGAAAAAATGCGCCTGCGGATGCGGATCGTGCGATGCGAAGAAGTCGCTCTCTGATCTCTGGACGAAGATGATCGAGGCCGACGAGATCGAACCGCCGCACGTTCTCACGAAGGATCTCGGCAAGGACGCGCTCAAGGAGTTCGACAAGATCACGAAGCGCGAGGATGAACTCGGTAAGAGCGTCGGTCGCATCTTCGATCGACAAGTCAAGGCTGTCCTCGAACGCATTGCGAAGCAGGACGCGCCGACGCAGGAACTCGCCGCAGAAGTTCAGTCTCTTCTCGAATCGAAGAAGTGGCGCAAGGACATCGTCGACGCGCTTCGACCGTATCTTGAAGACTCGCTCGCCGCAGGGATCATCCTCGGAAAGACGACGCTTGAGAAGATGAAGGCTCTTCCGGTGAACTTCGACAAGCACGGCGAGGATCTGAAGGCATACGCTCGAACCGAATCGATCCGTCTCGCGAATCGCGCGGCAGACTCGACGAATCGATGGACGGCAGTCAAATTCTCGAAGGTCATCGGAGACGGAGTCGCGAACGGCGAGACGATTCCAGAGATCGCGGAGCGCGTCAAGACGTGGGCCGTGAAGGACGGAGACGCTGAACGCGCGACGACTCGCCGCGCTCTGACGATCGCTCGCACCGAAGCGCAACGCGCGAGCCGACGCGCCGAGGTCGAAGCATGGAAGGCATCTGGTGTCGTGACCGGAAAGACTTGGCTCCTCGCGCCTGATCCTTGCGAGTTCTGTGAGGCCGCGAGCGATGCGTTCTCAAAGAATGCTGTCGGCCTTGAAGAGTCGTTCTACGGTGAAGGCTCCGAGATCATCGGCAAGGACGGCGGAGTCATGGTCGCCGATTATGAGGCGATCGACGGGCCTCCTCTGCATCCCAACTGCCGATGCGCTCTTCAGCCTCGGCTCGATGACGAGTTCGAAGCAGAAATGCAACAAGCAGAGCGCGAACTCGCCGAAGCGGAAGCAGAGAATCTGCGTCAGATCATTGCGGAGAATGCAGAAGAAATCGCAGCGATTGACGCGCAAGTCGAAAGGATCATGCGATGAACGATCTCAAGCGGAAGGCACTCGGCGCGGAACTCACTTCGACGGCGAAGGGATTTACCGCGATCATCACGGCAGAGACGCTTGATCGCGATGGCGAAGTCTTGATCCCTGCCGGAATGAACTCGAAAGAGTTCGAGCAGAATCCGACGCTCTTCTGGAACCATGACTACGCCGAGCCAGTCGGAACGACGGTCGGCCTCAAGCGTCGAGAGCGCGACATCGTCGGCGACTTCGTCTTCGCGAAGCGGCCTGACGGATACTCCGGAGACTTCTTCCCCGAGGTCGCCGCTGCTCTCGTCGGTCAAGGAATCGTCCGCGCTGTCTCGGTCGGATACGTGCCGGAG